CCGTGAACAATCAGAAGATAATCTTTCACTTACCATCGATCTAGATGGCGTATCCGGTACCGATGTCGAAAATGTCAACGTATCTCTCGACGGCGAAGAACTCGAAGTTGATATGAACGATATGGATGATATGGATGATATGGATGATATGGGTGATATGGGTGAAGAAGATATGGGCGAAGACGACTCGGAAGTTCCACCACCACCATCAGAAGAAGAAGAAGGCTCCAAGGGAGAAGAAGCTGCTCTTATGGAATCACGCAAAATCGTTCGCAAAGCTGTGAACGAAAACAAAACTCTTCGTGGTCAACTTCAAGAAACACAGCTTCTCACCGCACGTTCATTGTATGTAAATAAGCTTTTCGTGAGGGACGAATTGACCGGGGCACAAAAACGAAAAATCGTTGAGTATCTCGACAGTGCTCGCACAATTGCAGAAGCAAAGGAAATCTATGGTCGCCTTGTTCGTGTTCTTGATGCTGGTAAGAAAAACGGCGCAATGATCAAAGAATCAGCCGCACGCCCAGCACAAGTTCTCACCGAATCGGCAGTAGAACCAAGCTTCAATATTTCTCGCTGGCAAATCCTTGCTGGAGTGAAGAGAAACGCAAAGTAAAAGCATAGTTAGAGATAAGTTACCAATTAACAGGTAAAACAACGAAAAAGGATTAGGAGAAAAAACATGTCAACATTAACACTCTCACAACTCGCTGAAGGTATTCAACGTACCGCAGCAAACACTGGCGATGATCGTATTGTAGCTAAATGGACCCGCACTCGTCTTCTCGACGGTCTTTCAGCAGCAGGCAAGCAAAAGATGGCTCGTCTTCTCGAAAACCAAGCCGTAGAAGTTCTCAAGGGCGGTTCGTCAATGCTCAACGAAAGCCTCTCACTCTCAACCGGTGGTGCAGCACTCGGAACATCAGGTCAAGTAGCAGGCTTCACCAACGTAGCATTCCCAATCGTTCGCCGTGTATTCGCTGGTCTCGTAGCCAACGAAATCGTAAGCGTACAACCAATGAGCCTTCCATCAGGTCTGCTCTTCTATCTTGATTACACCTACGGTTCATACGTCGGTGGTGATGCAGGTACAAGCGTTAACCAATACGCAGTTAGTGGAGATCCCGGTGCAGCAACCTATGCCCGTGGCCAATCAATCTACACCAACCCATCAGGTTCAGTAATCCGCACAAGCGGTTCACTTGCCGCTGGTGGTCAATACAACCTTATTGGTTCAGGCTACTCAAAGGTACACATACAAGGCCAACTCGCAACAGGCGTAATTGCTCTCGGTGAATGGACCGGCGGTACCACATGGCTCACAGGTTCGTCAGTATCAGCTTCAGCAGGCTTCGTAGGTTATAACGCACGTTTTGCTGATTATGACCCACAACTTTCAGCAGACGTTGAAAGCAACTTGCTTGATTATACCTTCATGGTCGTATCAGCTTCTGCACTCACAACAGCAATCAATGGTGCCGATCTCGGTTCAGTGGAACAAGTTGCAGTAACAGGTCTTGGTACATCAACCTCAACCTTTACAGCACCACCACAAAGATACCAACAAGGCGAAGCAGTTCTTAACTTCCGTCGCTTCACCAAGCGTGGTAACTGGGTAGAAGCAGGCACAGCCTCAACCTTCGTACCAGATCCATTCAACGGTTCACACCTTCTCTTTGTCATGGGTCTTGCAAACGCACAAAGCGTAGCAGCAGTATCACTCGGTAACGCAGCAACAAGAGTAACAGCATCAGCACCTATCGCAGATTCACTCTCAGTTGATTCAGTAAATGGTTCAGCTCTGACAATCCCAAGCTTCGAATCAAACTTCAACACAGATTCAAGCCCACGCATTCCAGACGTTGACATCAAAATTGATGCAGTTTCAGTAACTGCAACAACCCGTAAGCTCCGTGCACGTTGGTCACCAGAAATGGCCCAAGACCTCACAGCTTACTACTCAATCGACGTAGAAGCAGAACTCACCAACATCCTCAGTGAAATGATCACATTGGATATTGACCGTGAAATTCTCAACGACCTCCTCACACAAGCTCAAGCAGCTAACTACTTCTGGAGCCGTGCACCGGGCCGTTTCGTAAACAAATACACCGGTACCGAAGTTGCTCGTACCAACACCGTATACCCCGGTCCACAATTCACAGGTACAGTTCGTGAATGGTACGAAACACTTATCGAAACCATCACAGACGCAGCCAACGTCATTCACAAGAAAACCCTTCGTGGTTCAGGTAACTTCATCGTATGCTCACCAGAAGTTGGTACCATTCTCGAAGCAACAGTTGCATACCGTGCAAACTACAAAGTTGACTCAGATGGTCAAGTTCGTGATAACATGAGCATCGGCGCAGAAGCTGTAGGTACAGTAAACGGTCGCTACTCAGTGTTCGTTGATCCATACTTCCCAGTAAACAAGATCCTCATCGGTCTTAAAGGTTCAACCTTCCTTGAAAGCGGTTATATCTACGCTCCATACGTACCACTAATCCTCACTCCCGTAATCTACGGTCAAGAAGACTTTACACCACGTAAAGGCATCATGACTCGCTACGGCAAGAAAATGGTCCGTGCTGACTTCTACGCAACCGTCACCTGCCTCGATATGTCGATAATCTGAGCAATAGTGACCTCTCTTGATATGGGGTAAATACCCTATACAAGTGACCTCTTAGATGACAGAATAGAATCAGGACCAGAAATGGTGCCTGATTCTTCTATTTTGGAGGTTTGTGATGAGGGTTGAATACAATGGCCATGCGAACGATAACGGAATCTATCGCATCAAAAACACAACAAACAATCGTGTTTACTATGGTAGCTGCCTAAGATTTAAAAGTAGATTTAAAAGTCATTCTAATGCACTTGCATCTGGTAAGCATGGTAATCGATTTTTACAAGCCGATTATAATAAATGCCAACCAGATGATTTTGTGTTCGAAGTGGTAGAAGTGGTAAATGGCGATAAGACTGCTCGACTACTAAGGGAGCAAATTTACATTACAGAATATTTTGACAATGGAAACCAGTGCTACAACTTACGAAATAAGGCATTCGATACCCGTGAAGGTGTGGGTAATACAAATGTTTCCGATCAATTAACAGATGGGCGATGTAAACCATTTAATGAGGAGCGCCGTGCAAAACACACAGCCAAATTAAAAGAAGTGTGGCAAACTCCCGAACTAAAAGAACAATCCAGACAAAATGCATATAAGCAATGGCAAGAACAATCTCAGAACAACATAACTGTAACCAACAAAGAGACTAGTGAAAAGGTTGTTATAACCGGTTCTGTTCGGCAGTTTTGTTTGGATAGAGGGTTAAGCTATAAAGCTTTTCATCAGCTAGTAAAAGGCAAACTAAAGAGCTCTGGAGGATGGTTTGTAGGAGAACAGGAACCAGAATACACTAGTCAAAAAGGTCAAGTTAGAAAAGCTTTAAGTAAAGAGCATAGAGAGAAAATAAGCGGTGGCAAATACGTAGGATTAAAACTTATTAACCATGAAGGTTTACAGATCGTATTAACTTCAAATATCAAGCAACAATGTAGAGATTTAGGCTTGCCATATTCAACATTAATCAAGGTTTTAAACGGGAAATGTAAATCGGTGGCCGGGTACGTTCTAACAGCAGCAAGTAACTGAAAAAGGGGTGGTCGAATGACTGCCCCTTCTGCATTTGTACTATTTACATCTTGGAGATATTCAGATGATTAAAAGATTATATAAAGCCTTAACAGAGGTCATAAAAGGCAAACCATTAGCGGTTCGTTCACCTCGCTGGGAAACTGTCCGCAAAAAGCATTTAAAATCGTTTCCGACGTGTGCGGCATGTGGATGCAGTGAACGTCTTCAAGTGCATCACATTGTTCCTTTTCATGTTGATCGTTCGTTGGAACTTGAGCCAGATAATTTATTAACGTTATGTGAGGGTAAAGGCGAACACCAATGTCATTTGAATATTGGTCATCTAGGCAATTTCAAGAACTACAATCCAAAGGTTGTGGAAGATTCTGAAAAATTCTTGGATAGAATAAAAGAAAACGCTCCAGTAGCTTAAACTACCAGAGCGTTACTGTTGAGTTTTAAACCAGCTCAGACTGCTGATTTTTTCTTCGAGGGAGAAGTTGTTGGTGCGGGCGTTTCTGCCACAGCTTCCAAAATCGGTTCTGTTACAGCAACCGATTGAGGTACTTCTGGTTTAAGAGATTCAACAGCAACAGCAAGAGCTTTTACAGAGGTTTGCAAGTTTTGCGCCTGTATAACTTCTACTTGTGCTTGAAGCTTACGAACTACATCTTCTAGGGCGCTCATCTTTCCTTCAATTGCAGAAAGATTTGATGACTCTAGACCTTCCCCTGTTAACTCACCAACGATTTTGATCTGTTGTTTGCCACCGGCACCTGCATACACACCATCTAATGTTACTTTCATATATTTGTACTCCTGTAGTGTATATGTAGTATTACTTTTGGAAAGTGCTTTGCATACCTCGCAGAATGAAACCTCCGGTAATCTTGAAAGGATTTTCCGTAAGTCCTCGAATTACCACACCTTCTTGTTCGTTAATGTTCCCAAGCGCCGACGTATAAACAGAGAGAAAAGCTTCTCCAAGTTTCATTGTGGCAAGATAACAAACAAAACCATTTACAGCATCACGAAAAGAAATCAATGGATCTTCGAGATATTCGCTCAGTACAGCACCACCCAAAATGTCAATGAAAACTTCCTTGCTAAGAGCTTCAACCTTCTTGCCGCTGGAGAGCATGAATGATTTGTTATGTGGAACCTCCTCCACTGCATACAACCAATCACGCAAAGTCTTGGTGACGCTAGTTTGCTTGCTATAACGAATGGTATATGTTTGGTTTAGTTCCTTGTCAAAATCCGGGGCCTCAACAGCTTCAATGTTAACAGCACCCAAAACCTTGAAATTATAATCACAAGCAATGCTATTAAGCTTATTAATCAAACGATTCATGGTAATCGATGCATAGTCAATCTCATGAGTTGCCCTACGCTTCTGTGTTGCATAGAAACTCTCCAGCAAACCATGAATAGCAAGAAAATTGCAACCGTAATCTTGTACGTTACTTTTCCCTTCGACATATTCAATATTCAAAAGAATATTAGGATTGTCCCACATGCCAACATGAATAAGCTCTTGCTTGATAACGGGAATCGATGCATTGAGAATATCAAGCACAACACCGGCTTTGTTAGCCAGCCCATGACCCTTACCAAAACGTGTCTCTAGATCGTTTTTACAGACCCCAGAAACGTCCAAAGGTTTGTTGCTGCCCCTGTCTAGGGCAAACTCCTTTGCGTGCCCTGTAGAGCCTTTTACGAGCTTTACACTAGCGTTCAATCCATCGATCTTCACCGACGCATATGCGGGATTCTGTTGAACGTGATTGTACGCACGCTCGAACAAGTTATGAAGTTCCTTGCCAGATTGAACGATGTTGAAAGGATGGGCCATATGACCCGCTGCTCCACCCATGTGCTGTTTCCTATCTTTGTTCCAGTATAACACACATAAACATATTTATAAAGATATTCTTTGGAATATTTTATCTTATGGCAAGCAGTATTTAGATACTGTGGAACACAACCAAGGAGAGGGGTACAGGAGTAGTGATGCATAAGATTGGATACTATCCCGGTTCATTTAAGCCATTACATCGTGGTCATTATGAGAGCATATTAAAAGCAAAAGAGTTGGTTGACGAGTTGATTGTTATTGCTTCTGCTGGAGATCGGGCTCGTCCCGGTGAGTTTCCTTTAAGTGGAGAAGCTTCTAGGGTATATATGGAAACATATATTGAACCTGCATTAGCTACTCATGGAATAAGCTTAGAAGTTGTATCTGGTTCTCCGGTTAGGGCAACGTACCATGCGATAAAGGAAATTTCTGAGCCAGATATCACCATCTATTTGTTTGCAGGTCCGGAAGATTTGAGCAGGTATGATACAGCTTCACTTATAAGAAATTTTCCGGATCTGATGACGAAGCGGAGGATTGTAGTTAAGCCAACTTCTGTTATAACGGGCGAGAATGAAAACGTTCGCATTTCCGGCACAGCTACACGGAAAGCTTTGGCCGCTAAAGACTTAGAAACGTTTCGCTCCATGTTGCCAAACATTCCATCGGTACAAAGAAACACCGAAGCTATTATGAAGTTATTCATCGATGCTAGCAAAAATGTTGGAACGTTAAAAGAAGATATCTTGTACGAATATATTCGTTTGATTACTGAAGAGCTATTAATAGAAGCTAGGGAAAAGAAACGTAAGAAGAGGGAGAACAGTTAGAGATTTCATCCACAGCCTATTACTTATAAGCAGGCGCAAAATAGCCGAAGGAGAATATACAATGAAAGTTACAGTCAGACAACTTAAGGAACTTATTCGTGAAGCTGCCGCAGAAGCAATGGACGAAGTGAAAAAGGCCGAAGAAGAAGGCAAGGAAATGGACGAAGCAAAGGCCGAAGAAGAGGCTCTTAACGAAGCCCTTACAAAGGCATTCCGTGCCGGTTATCAACGTGGCGTAAAAGCTGCTTCGACCCGCAAAGCAAAACGCTGAACAGTTTTTAGGTTTCAAACAATTAAAGGCTTGCAGAGTTAATATTCTGCAAGCCTTTTTGTTTTAGTGTGCTTTGATGATGCGGGAACGAACTTTTAGATCTGGGCCAAATTTGGCTAGCAGATCTTCGTCAGAATTTAAATCTGCAACAGCTTTGACATTGAGGGGGCTGTCATCAAAAAACTCGATATGAGGAATATTTCTCGCTAGCATTGCTCCCTTGATCCAGTCACTTTTTAACTCTGGCGCTGATCCCTCTAGTGTTATAACTGGAATATCGATATCAAAAGAACGTAAAAAATTAGCGATGTTTTTGTTTGCGTTATGACCTCTTGCAGTGAGAATAACTGCTGGAGCGGCAGCTTCTTGTCTTAGCTTGCTAACAACGTTACGAAGAATATCAAAAGTAAAATCGATGATCTTTGGATCTCTTACTTCTGCAAACTCATGATAATCGTACGAATATTCTTTTTCTGGATGTTTAGCTACAACGTTTGTTTTGAACAAAGCGTATTCTGCCGGAGTAATTGAATATTCGTTTCCTAGTTGTTGACCGGTTTGTTTATCGAATTCTGACACCCAGACTCTAGAGTTTGTTTTTGCTAGTGTGTCATCGAAATCAAACACACGCAACGTTTTCGTTCCTGTACGTTTGGATGTAACACCTAAATCTCTTAGCTCTTCAACAATTAAACGTTTGAGAGCGTTGTATGTTGCTTTATTCATACTAAGTTTGCCTCAACTTTCACACCTTGCATCTCTGGGTATTTCTTTATATCTGACAGACTTTGAACAGCAGCAACGTTTTTCTCTCTGTCATCCCAGAACATAACCTTCTTTGCACCAAGATCTTGCACCTTGTTTAGAATCCAATCACGTTTTTTATTGGGTGCACTGTTACCTAACAAGATAAGCTTGTTTGACTCAATTGCAATATTGTTATCTTTCAACCA